TGATGTATTATTAAATACACCAGGAATTGTAGGTAGTGCAGATAATGACATAAACTCTGTTAGAAACTTAGGAGTATTCCCAAGTGGTTATTTTACTAACAGAAGATTTACTGACACTAATGCTTTCTTTATTAAAACTGATGTTCCTAATGGTTCAAAGATGTTCAATAGAACACCTTTACAAACTAAGATGGAGCCAGATTTTGATACTGGAAACTTACGTTTCAAAGCCAGAGAAAGATATTCTTTTGGAGTATCTGACTGGAGAGGTTGGTTTGGTAATCAAGGTGCCTAACCATTAATAATTAGGGAGAGTTGAAATATACTCTCCCTACTATAAGGATTTAAAATGGCTAATAATATAACATCAAAATTTTTTACAGGTGCAACTAATGGAGTTATTGTGACTACATCAGATGTTACTAGAGTTGTTGCTATACATGCAGTTGCAGTAACTGCAGGAGGTACTTTTGCTTTATCAGAAGGTGGAGCAGATAAAATAAAATTTCAAGTTCTTGTAAGTAGTGCAACTGATATTTATATAGGTGACCAAGGAGTAAGATTTAGTGGTAATGTAAGTGTATCTTTACCCTCTGATGGAAGCTCATGTACTTTATTTGTAGGATAATATAGTGCCTAATTATTCATTTCTTAAAACTGATATAATAAATACTATAGAAAATAACTCAGCAGAGTTTGAGGAACATATTCCTTACTTTGTTGAAAAAGCTGAAGGTAGAATAGTAAAAGAACTAGACGATTCTGGTTTAGATAACTATTCTACTTTTTCATTTACAGCTTCTGACCCAGTAGTTAGTTTACCTGCTGATACATTAGTTGTAAGAAATGTAAACTATACCACAAGTGTTTCAACCACAGACGTTCCTGCAAATTCAAAAGTAAATTTATTACAAAGAACTTATGAGTATGCAATAGATTATTTTCCTTTTGCTAGTGCATCAACAGGAACACCAAGATATTATTCAAGAAAAACTAATACACAAATTTATATTGTACCAACACCTGCATCTGCAGTATCAGGTGAAATACAATTTACACGTAGACCTTTAGCTTTAGCTAGTGCTACAGGTACAAGTGTAACAACATCAAATTATTTTAGTGAGTTTTGCTATAATGCTTTATTTGCAGCATGTATGGTAGAAGCTACATACTTTATAAAAGATTTTCAAACACTAGCAAACTGGGAAGGTAAATATAAAAATTCAATAGATGCTTTACGTAATCAGTCTAGAAGAACAAGACAAGATGATATGCAATCAGCTAACAATCCTTCAGGTGGTCCTAATCCAGTATTACAAGGAGCACAATAATGGCTATTAGTAGAATAAATGTAATACAACAAATTACAAAAGTAAATAATAAAAAAAAGAAAAAGAAAAATAAAAAGGGGAAAAAATAATGGCTATAAAGACAATAGGTAAAGCTGCATTAAAAGCAAAACGTCAAGCTGCTAAAGATGCTGTTAAACGTAGTAAAAAAACTATGAGATTTAAAGAAGGCACAATAATAGAAAAAAGTAAAGCTATAAAAAATCCTAAAGAAACATTAAAAAAATTTGATAAAAAATTAGATAGAATAGAAGAATTATCAAAAAAGAAAGAAGTAAAAATAAAAAATTATGCAGGTTTTAATCCTAAACAAATACAACTTTCTAATGTTGAATCTAATATATTTAAAGAATTTAAAGGAATAAGAAATCTTGTTAAAGGATTTGGAGAAGGTTCTAAAATAAAAAATATATCTCAAGCTAAAAAATTTAGAGAAAAATTAGTTAAACAAGCAGAAGGACAAAAACTTAAAGATAAACAAACTAAAGAAGAAGCTTTTAAAAATATAAAAGTAACTAAGAGTAAAGAAAAATTAAAACCAAAAACAAAAAAAGTTGATAGACGTTTAACAAAAAAAGAATTATTAGAAAGTATTAAAAGAGATAGATTTAGACCTAAATCAAATATTAAAAAAGATGATGCTAGAATTGAAGCTGCTTCTATTCAAAGAAAAATAAAAGGAGCAGGTCCTGGACAAAAACCTTTAAAAGGTGCAGCTTTAGCATCAGCACAAAAAGAATTAGAAACATATCAAAGAATAATGTATTCTAAAAAAGGTGGATTAATTAAACGTAAAAATGGTGGACCAATTAAACCTAGAGGAGTTGGTGCAGCACTTAGAGGATTTAAAATGAAAGGGAGAAAATAATGCAAATCAAAACTAAAACTCTAATAGTAGGAGCTAATGCAAGAACTATTAATCAATCAACTGGTCATGATACAAGTGGTAAACCTACTGGACAAGGTTATGGTGCAGCAAGAAAAGGACCTGGAGTAAGAGGACCAATCGAAGCTCAAATTAAAGAAGAGCCTAGAGAATATAAAACTCAGGGAGAATAAATAATGTCATTAAAAAAAACAATAGAAACTGTAATAAAACGTGGTCGTAAATCTAAAAGAGGTAGACCTAAAAAGAAAGTTGAAACTAAAGTAGTTACTAAGAAAAAACAAGACCCTTTTAAAATTACAAAACAAAAAGGTGAAAGTGCTGAAGCTTTTAAGAAAAGAAAAGCATCTATAACTAAATTAAGAAAACAACAAGAAAAAGAATTAGCTAAAGAAAAAGGTACAAAATTACCTTCTACAAAAGGTAGAACTGAAAAGTCTATGACTAAACCTCCTTTGAAAAAAGAGATGTCTAAAGCTAGAAGAAGAAGATTAGTTATGCAAAGATTAATGGGAACTAATCCTAAAACAGGTGAAAGTAAAGATATAGGTAGAATGGGTTATCCTACTTCAGAAACTATGAGAGACTTAGGTTATACTGGTAGTAGAAAAGGTGGAATAGATTTAACTGATAAAGAGTTAGAAGCTTTAGGTTTTCAAATTAAAAAAGTAGGTGGTAAATTAAAACCTCCTCCAAATCCTGGAGCAGCAGCATTACCTAAACCTGTAAGAAATAAAATGGGTTTTATGAAAGCAGGTGGTAAAGTTCAAAAAAGAGCAGGTGGTGGAGTTGCACTTAGAGGTTTTGGAGTTACAAGAAAAAAATAATGCCTAAAGAAAAGAAAAAGAAAAAAGGTAAAGGTATGAAAGGTATGACCATTGGTGGTGGTCATAAGAGACCTACTAAACAAGGAGCAGGTTTAACAGCAGCAGGAGTAGCTAAATATAGAAGACAAAATCCTGGTAGTAAATTAAAGACTGCTGTAACTGAAAAAAATCCTACTGGTAGTAGAGCTAAAAGAAGAAAGAGTTTTTGTGCTAGGTCTGCAGGACAAATGAAGAAGTTTCCTAAAGCAGCGAAGAATCCTAACTCAAGATTAAGACAAGCAAGACGTAGATGGAGGTGCTAACTGTCATATTTAATAAGTAATATTCCTCATTTTAAATGTTGGGTACGAAAAGAATTTACACATAATCATTTAAAATATCATGGTGAATTTTTACATGGAATAGCATTTGCAGTTAATACAATACCAGATAGATGTTTAAGTTTTCAAGTTATGTTTACTGGAATAGAAGAAAAAAATAATATACATGGTGGTGCAATGTGGGCAAGGATGCCAATAACAGCATTAGTAGCAGATGAAATATTAGATGAAGCTCCAGAAAGAATGGATACACATTTAGCACAACCTTGGGACTGCTCATCAAGAACACATAGTGTAGTTAAATTAGATTTATTAACAGCTAGTCCTTGGTATTGTAAAATAGATAATGAGTTTTATAAAGGTAAATATATGTTTACAGTAGATTTTACAGATAGTGATATTAGTGATTGTCCTGCACAACATAAACAAAATCATGTAATACAATTAACAGATGCAGGAAAATGGACAGGTAATATAGTAGCTTTACCTAATAATAGAACAAGAGTAACAAGTCCTGCTTTATGGGTAACTGGTGAAGGTGCACCAGATTTTAGACCTAGTCAACATACTCATGCAGCAGAAATACACGATAGTTACACAGACCCAGAGGTAACATTTAACAACTTATATAAGGAGAAAAAAAATGCCAGGAAAAATGAAAAGTAAATATGCAGCTAAAGCAGGTGGTACACCTATGAAGA